TTATACAAACGATATATTATCACATAATACAGTTTCTGCGTCAATTGTTATGATACATTTTGTTTTATTTAATGATGATAAAGGTGTTATGATTGTGGCGAATAAAGGAAAGACTGTAAAAGAGATTATTAGAAAAATAAAAGATATTTATAAATTATTACCGTTCTTTTTAAAGAAAGGTGTCACAAACTGGAATGAAACCCAGATTTCATTTGAGAATAATTCCCGTATTCAAACTGAAAATAGAACAAAAGATCCATCAATTGGGTTTACCATTGACCTTCTTTACTTAGATGAGTTTGCTCATATTCCAGATAACTTTATTAGAGATTATTATGGTGCTATTATACCTATTGTTTCTTCTATTAGTAATTCTAGAATTATAATAACTTCAACACCAAATGGTTATAATATGTTTTGGGAATTGATGACCGCCGCAGAATTACCAGATGATGATCCTATGAAAAATCCATATAAAGCTATGCGAGTATTATGGACACAAATTGAGGGTAGAGAAGATACGAAAATTAGGATAATGGATGCTAAAATAAAAAAATATGGATTATCTAAATCTACAATTTTGCGGGAAATACGAGAAAAATATGATATAACATTATACAAATGGCACATGGGTGATGAAATTTTAGATTGTGTAAAATATGATTTAGATGATGAAAAAACTTATATAGATAATATTAGAAAAATTCGTATTAATGGTATACCATTACCCGAACTAGCAATTGTGTATAATTGGCAAGAAGAAGAAACTAAACTTTTAGGCTCACCAGAAAAATTTGACCAAGAATATGGATTACATTTCGTTACTGGTGATAAAATTCTTTTTAATAAAGAAACAATTGATTTATTAAATAGTAAACAAATTCCATTTGATTATATGGAACTTTCACAATTTAAAAAATTAAATATTCCATATGATTCATTGAAATTTGTGAGAAATTTAGATCTTTTCAATCCAATGAAAGCTAAAGATTATTATATTTTATTGTCTGTGGATTTATCAGAAGGATTAGCGAAGGATTATTCAGTTATAAACATATTTAGACTTGTTTTAAGAGATAAACAGGAGATAGAGAAGTATAAGTATGATAATTTATATGAACTCTTCAAAATTGAGCAAATTGGCTTATATCGTAATAATGTATATTCAATTAGAGAAATTGCACACATTTTTTACTTGATTGGATTTGAATTATTTGATTCTGAAAAAATTAAAGTTGTATTGGAAATGAATACCTATGGCGGTGAATTTTTAACACATCTACCTAATGTCTTTGATGGTGATAATGATTATTCAAATTCGGTATTTTTAAGATATAAACATAATAGAGAAGATATTATGCCTAAAATAGGTTTAAAATTAAATAAAGATAAGCATTTGATTATTGATAAAGAGTTTCAACAATCTATTAGAAATAGAAAAATGATACTACACAGTGATATTAATATTAACGAGATTACAACTTTCAGTAAGCACGAAACATTCTCTGGTAATATAACTTATCGAGCAGAAAGTGGAAATGATGATGTGGTTATGACAACTATAACATTATCAACATGTTTTGATAATGTTGGTTACAAAAATCTTGTTGATTTGTATATTAATAATGATCTACAAGGTGATGTATTGAGATATATTGAGAATATCACTAATAAATCAAATAATACTGCTGGATTGGTTGGTGCTTACAGTAGAGTATATAGAAGAAGACCTGAAATTTATAATAATAGATATCCAGGTAGATAAAAAATATGCAATAAGTACTAAAATGTGGTACTTATTGCACAATTTTACTTTAATTTAAAAAATCTAAATATATTTTTATTAAACCATCTAATTATTTTTTTATATATTAAGATAAAATACTTTCTGTGGCAGATTTATCATACAAATTCTCAATGACGTTAACGCAACTCAATTTCTTTTTAGATAAAGTACATGATTTGTTGTCTATTGATGATGAGATACTTTTGAAAATAAATAATGATAATATTCTATTATATTCTATTGTTGGTGAAAAGATGAATGTGAACGCATTCAAATCATTTGTTTTTAAAACTTCTGAAATTTTCACATTCAATACTGAACTACCAAAAGAGATCAGATATATAATAACCAATGGTTCTAAATTCGAAAACACATTAAAAAATTTTTTAGCATATAAAGATGATATTGAATGTGAGTTCTTTATGAACGATGATACTTATGCTGATAATTTCAAATTAAAAAATTCGAGACTAAGATTAGGACTTAATGGTGGTGATATTCGTGGAATGAATACTACAATTGATATTGAGAAAATCAATAAAACATTAAATAAAGATAATATAGATTTTAAATTTGTATTAGATAAAGAATCTTATTCACAAATAAAAAAAATAGCATCCATTGATAATGAAAACGACATTTTAACTTTAGTTATTCACAATAAGAAACTTACAATAGGTGAAGGTGGTTGGGATCTTGGTATTTGTGATATAGAACACGATAATTTATCAATAACATTTCCAAAGAAATATTTTAAATCTATAACATTCACTGAGAATGAAATTAATGTTTATGTTTTTGATACTTTTATATTGATAGATAATCAAAATACAAATTTACTTATAGCATTAGAATTAATAGTATAAATATGAAAGATAAAGAAAGAATTATATATTATGAAGTGATTAGAGAACTACCATTTGCAAAAATTGGTGATCAAGGTACTATACTTACAGATGATGAAATTGGTGTTAATGGTATTCGCATACCAATAAAATATGTTGCTGATTCTGAGTTTTTTAAACCCATCACATTATCAGAACACTAAAATATGATACATAAAAATTGGATTATGTATATAATGGAACGATAAAATGTTGATGAAGCTGAAGCAGAAATAATTAATGAAGATTTTTGGAAATTAAAATAAATTAAAAATAAATATATGAAAAAGACAAAATTTTTAAAAACGTGTAAGGAATACGATGAACTTTTAGAACGTGAAGGATTTACTATTAAATGTAAAGAGCTTTATGTTCAACGTGAAGGCGCTGACATGAATCATCTTAGATGGATGCTGAATCAAATTCCAAATATGATTAATGATCCACATAAATTAGAAAAAGTAAACAGATGGATAGGCTTTATACAAGGTGGTTTATGGAGTAAAGGTTATTTTTCAATTGAACAAATGAGAGGTAAAAGTGGTGATGAAGAAATTGTAGAAACATTTTATTATCAGTTTGAAGGTGGTATTTCAGATATAAGTTTAGATTAAAAATAAAACATTATGTCAACAAATGGAACATTAGGTTATATTTATAACGGTAAAGAAACTTAACTATAACTAAGAAGCAAGCACAATACAATCTGGACATCATGTCCTGATTTATGTCCTGATTTATAATCCAAATCAATTTTGAATCGACCGATTCAGGAAGAAACAAAACCGATTCAGGAAGAAACAAATTTGTGACTCCATTATACATCATGAAAAATTAGAAAAATTAAAATTAATCCAATATTTTATATATAAATAAAAAGAAATTTGTTATGCAACAAACACCAAATATATCAAGGCCACCAAGGAAATCTGTAGCAGGAATAATCGGAAAAAGTAAAAGACTAACACTAACATATATTGTTCTTATTGTTTGGATTGCATTAGCGGTTTTTGCTATTTTAATTAATGCTAATTTATATGCTCTTGCAACATACTTTGCATCAGGATTACCAATTATACTAGGTTACTTATGGTCAGAAACAACAAGACCAAGTTTAACTGACGCCGCAGAAATAATCAAAAATATAGAAACAAAAGGTGGAGGTAGTGGCAGTGGTGGAGGTATAAGTCCTTACAATCCAACAAACCAAACTCCAACAAATCCTATAAGTAATATCATAAGCAATGTAATAGGTAATGTAGTTAAATCTCAAAGTTCAGATACTATAACTAGTATATATTCTGATGATGCTACGGTAGAATTAAAAGTAAATCAAAATCAATTAAAAACTTTACAAAACACTGGATATGTGGATTCAATATCTGGTAAATATACATTTAAAAAAAGTTTATTGGATCAAATTAAATCATTAATTGGTGATAATTCAGTATCACCAAATATTTAATTATTACTTTGATTCTATCACAAAGTCCACAATTAGATTTCATTTGATTTTTTATTTAATGCTTGTATTTTTTTTCTTCTTTGATAAATCGTATAATCAAAATCTAATAAATTATCTGATTTGTATGCTAAATCATTTTTAATTAATGAGTCATAATCATAATTCATAAATTTATGATAAATATATTTTTTTCTTTCATCATCAGATACACATTTTATATTAATATAAAAGTCATTGTTATAATCTAGCATTTTAATCGCCATTGTATTTATAAAACTAGAAGTCATTATTATTTTACAATTAGAATTATAAACATTAATATAACTAGATAATTCATTTAAATATGACAAATCTATATTAAAATCATCAAATATAATACAATTTATATTTTTACCACGTAATGCTTCACCATAACGATTTGATAATATTGATATAATAGTTATAATATTATCATTTATAATTTTACAGTCATTTTCAATTGAGCCATGATTATTTAAGAATAATTGTAAATTTTTAATTACGGTTGATGTGGTTCTACCATCATTAACAAAGAACATTATATTTTGATCTTTATTATTCTTTACAAAATAATCAATAAACGAATATAATAAATAAGTTTTTCCTTTATCTCGGGGCCAAAAAATAAAAGACTTATTATGCTCAATCAATTTATTAAATGCTAATATTTGATAATCTCTAAGCATTAAAACTTAATCTTTTTTGGAAAAGATTTTTGTTGAACATACATTTGTTTAGGTGGCTCAGTTTTTCTAATCTTCATCGTTGATAATTCAGATAATATCTGAGCAAGTGATATAATAACCGTTAACTCAAATCCTAATATATAATAAAAAATAATATAAATTGAGATATATAATATATCTCTTAAAAGTGATTTCCAAAATGACATAAAAAAATGTTTTCTTATATTAGGAAGAAAACACTTTTTTGTTTATTAATTTACATTACGATTAATTTTTTTTATTTTCTTCTGATATATATTATTTCACGTTATTGATTTATTTTTTGACAATTAGGACCAATACCTATTTATATAATTTCTTAAATGTTAAACATTATTATAATTCTTTAAGGTATTACTTGAATAAAGATAAAAAATATAGAGATTATTTTTGGAAAACTATCTGATTATTTATCTAATTTCCTTTTAATAGAAATTCCCACGCAGAAAGGACCTATTCCGTTTTTTAAGGATTCTGGTGTTGTTAACCTTTTTCCACACCGTCC